TAATCAGCATTTTCTTCTGTCTTGGGTTGGTTGACCTTGATCTTGCCCAAGTCAGTGCCAACCTCTTGTGCGGCTTCAGTTTGTGTTTTTAACTGGCTGGCTAAACTACCACCACCAACACCACCACCCTGAGCAGGTGCAGGTGCGGCTTGTACAGGAACACCAGCAGGTGTCATGGTTTGTCTTGCTGTTAATAATCTATTACGCTCATCATTCAACACTTGTAGTTGTTGTGCTCGGCGAGTAGGATCAACAGCAGTTGATTGAGTGGCACGTGCAATTTCTCTGTCAATTTCTGCTATGCTTCTGTCTACTCTAGCCACTGCATTAGGATCTATTGATGTGCCTGGTGCGGCTGTGCCACCACCTACACCAGTGGGTGCTGGAGGTGTGCCTGCGGCTCCGCCTGTAATCTGATTAAAGATTTGTGGAGTCTGTGTGCGGATACGATCCATGACAGCATTAATGGTTCTACCACTGCCATCATCAACTTGTCCAGCAATCTCCATCATCTTTTTAGCCATCTCTGTGCTTGGTGCTGTTTGATACTTGATGAAGGCATCATTCATAGCCTTGCTGTAACTTGTGCCTACACTTTTTGCGGCACCAGGAGGTCCGCTGTATACTTTACCTGCGTTGGGTCCTGTTGTAATAACGTTCTCAATCGCACCACTTACGCTGTTGGTGCGTTGACGATACTCTTGTCCAGCATCAGCTTGTCCTGTGGGAATAGTTGCTAACTCGCCTGTAAAGCCAAATGCTTGCGAACCAAACTTCTGTCCACCAGCACAAGAGGTTGGCACTGACTTGGGCAAGATCAAGGTCAACCAACCCAAGACAGAAGAAAATGCTGATTACCTGATTACCAGAATCAATGAACTGGTTACACATCCTGGCTTTGAAACCAGTGTTGGTCGCAAGGGTGCCAGTTATGGATTTGGCTTGACAAAAGATCCAATCTTTGCAGGCACTGATGCCGCAGATTGGCAAGCCAGATTTAAAGAAGTTGGTGGACAGAGTTTCTTACAAGCCATTGAAAACCTGCGTGGTCTAGGTGCCTTGAGTAACTTGGAAGGTGAAGCCGCAACCAAGGCTATCCAACGCATGAGCACAAGCCAAAGCGAAACAGAATTCAAAACCGCAGCCAAGGATTTCAACGAAATCATACAGCGTGGTGTTGACAGAAATCGTGAGAAACTGGGACAAGCACCCAAGTATTCAACTCCTGCCGCAAGTGAAAGTGCCAAGCAAACTCCTGTCGCAAAGCCGCCTAAATTATCTGCTCAAGATAAACTGGCACTTGAGTGGGCTAGACAAAATCCCACGGATCCCAGAGCCGCAGAAACTAAAAAACGCCTGGGTCTAGGACCATAATATGGCAGATTTTGATATTGACGCATATCTGGGCAAAGAAACCAAGAAGCGGGGTTTTGACATTGACTCCTATCTTGCCCAACCTGCTACAACTGCTAGAAAAGAACAAGGCAAAGCCCTTGTTAGTTTAGCTGACACAGCACTAAACACCATCACTGGTGGTTTTGATGAATTGGCGTATCCCTTGGCTAATTATTATTATGGCACAGCAGGAAAGATGTCACCAGCAGATGCCGCAGCCAAGGCACGAGCAGAAACAACTAGTCCCAAAGATGTATTTGGTAGAGCGTTTGGCTATAAAGATCAAACCTCATACGAAAGCAATCCGTTTAGACAAGCAGGCACTTACATTGGTCAAGAACTGGGTGAAAATGTTATTACTCCTGTTGCACAAGTCACTGGCATACCTGAGCAATCTGTAGCAAACATGATTGGTAGTGCTACCTTGGGTCTTGCTCCTGCGGTTCCCAAGGTTGTGGCACCTGTCAAGGCAGTTGCCAGAAACGTAGCTGATGTCAGCACTGGACTAGGCTCACTTGCCATGAGTCCAGTACAAACAATGAAAGGTGTGGTTGGTGGTTTTACCAATGACGTTAGACCACCTAGCACAACAATAGGCAAACCCTACGAAACTACAAGTGCTCGTATGCCTATCGGTGACACATACATTCCTGCATCTGTGCTGGAACAATATCGTGCTGGACAAATCACAGCAGATCAAGCCACAGCGTTATCGCGTCCAACCACTGAATTACCACTTGGTGCCTTACAACGCACACAAGGTTTGGTGCCATTCAAAGGACAAGAAGCCAGAGCCGCTGGCGAACAGTTTGGATCAGGTTATCGTGATCCCTACAAGGCAGCCGCAGAAATAGGCTTGGACGTTTTAACTGCTGGTGGTATTCCAACAACGGCTCGTCTTCTTACCAAAGGGTATGACCTTGGTAAAACAGCACAAGCATACAGACAATTAGGTCAAAGTGGTTTTAGTCCGCTGACACCAGCAGAAGCTGCCGCACTACGATCACAGCCACCTAAAGCAGGTCCTGTTGTTCCTACAGCACCGCCACCGCCACCACCACCTCCTGCTACATTACAAAGTTTGCGTCAACCGCCAGCAATGCCGCCTGCCGTAACTCCTGCCGCAACTGCACAGGCAGCCGCAGCCGCACAGGTAGCACCTCCTGCTACACCTATACAAGCAGCCGCACAACAAACTGTGGCACAACGAGCACAACAAGTCATGGGTGACAAGTATCGAGCACCTGTTACAGAAACACCAGCACCTATTGCAGGTCCTGCTGTTCCTGCTGGTCCTATCGTTGAAACAACACCTAGAAAACTCACGCTAGATGAGATCATGGCTCAAATCAACAAGAAAAAAGAAGGCGTGTTTGAAACTGCTGGTGAAAAACCTGCCGCACCGCTTGACATTGAGACTGTGCGAACAAACTTTGCCAATCAAATTGAACAGCAACGCAAGAACATGATGGAAACTCGTGAACAAAATAAAGAAACGTATGCTGAAACTGGAACTGCCCTAAGCAAAGAACCAGTTGCAAAAAGACCTGGAGAACGTCCAAGTTTTACTCCGCCCTCATCAGAAATCATTACCCCTGATGCCGCACTAAAAGCCATGATTAAAACATCAGGTGATGTCAAGTCATACAAAAATACCATCATTGTAAATCGCAATGCTTACAATGACTTTGCCACTGACGCTGGTGTTGCCCTAGATTGGACAACAGCACCTGATGTTAGTAAAATGGGTGTTGCTGATGCTCGCAGAGCAACCAACAAGTGGGTATATGAAAGCATCAAGCGTGACGCACCTGACTTAGGTCTTGGACAACGTAGCCCAAGTCAAAAAGCACAAGAAAAAGAATACCATGCACAATTGGACAAAGAACGTGCCGAACGTGCATTTGAAGATCTATCAAACACTCCAGAACAATCAGCACAAGAAGCCGCAAATATAAAAGCCTCAATAATGGAACGCAGTAAGCGTTTGCGTCGTCCTGATAACCTTGAGATGATGACGGATGAGTCCAAACAACCTACTGCCACTAGCAAGCAAGTGCTTAAAGATAAAAACTTGGCTATTGACGAAGCCCTAGCAAACAAACTTAGTAAAAATACGCATGATATTTCTTATCGTATGCCAGGAGGGTTGACTGTTCGTGATATTAAATCTAAAGGACGCTCGGAAATTGTACAATCAGATAAAAATGGTTTAGAAGTAAGTTACATCACTGAAGGCACAGGTGCCGCAAAACAATACATTCGCAGAACAATAGATCGTGATGGTGCAGTTCTCAAATCAGAAACCTTCACTGAAAAACCAACGGATTGGATACGAGGTTTATTGGAACCCTTACCAGAACCTACAACAACCAAGGCAGATTTCTTGCAAGATAAAATGCTTGCAGATTTGTCAGGTGAAATACTGCCTGCCAAAGTTTACAAAGATGGTGATATAACTGTAATAGCTAAACCATTACAAATGTTTAATAAACTAGAGCCAGCCCAAAAGAAACAATATTTGGCGAATGGTGGATTAACACATGTAAGTCAACGCCTAGACCCCACAGGTAAAATTGATTACAAAAACATGGACAAGCAATTGAAGCAAATCCAAGCCGCAATCAATAAATTGGACTAAATAAGCACTATGACAACAACTGAACAACTAACCCAAATCTTCAAAGATAACTTTGTAGCCTATTTTCGTAGCCATGCCGCACATGTAAACATTGTGGGGCGTAACTTTGCCAGCGATCACAAGTTGCTACAAAAGACCTATGAGGACCTACAAGGGCAGATTGACACTCTTGGGGAATTACTACGCACCCTAAAAGAATACATGCCCTGCGACATCAGTGAAGTCATTGCTGACAGTGAATTGAGCACAGATGCCATTGAAGGGACAGCAGATGAATTGATTGAAGCAGGCATGGAAGATTTAGAATTGCTAGCCAGTGAGCATCGTGACCTTGTGACTATTGCCACCGAAGAAGGTGAAGATCAAATTGCCAACTACGCACAAGATCGTGTGTTGGCACTGGAAAAACATATCTGGATGTATAGAGCAACCCTAGATTAAGTTAAGCCACCAGAGTGTGATTAAGAACCAGATGATTTTGTGGCTTTCTAATCTGGGCATCAACGAATTGGCAGGCGAGCTTATATAACACTCAACTTTTTATATGCAAAACTTCCACGAACACTATAACCCCTGCGAGTGTGCATCTTCAAAAATGCCGCTTGGTCGTTTCGCATGGTTGTGCTACACAAGATAGGCACCTCACAGAACTTGGTAAATCGTTCCCATAATTCCATCATGTCATCAACCAACCTAACTCTTTCACGCACACTCAACTTTAAGTCAACGTGTGCCATACGTACAGTGACCATCTCATCGTCACTCCAACAAGCACGTTCTCCACGTTTAGCCCAAGTGTATGCCAAGAGCGAGTTGTTTGGATCACGAGCAACACTTACAAGTTCAGTATGAGGCATGTAGTATTGATTAACCACAGCAATAGTCATGTTGCGACTATAGGTCTTGGGTTCTGGTGTAAAGATCGCATCAATTTCTTGTTGAAAATGGGTTTCTGCCATCTTAACAATATCCTCAATATCAGTGCCATCGGCAGGTCGCCAAGTATAATTCATTTCAGTTCCTTAAAACGTGTATTTACACCTGTAAGGTGGCTACGTTTAAATGCTAAATAATCACATGGTAAAGAACACTAAAACAGAAAAGAAATCTCATGGCGGAGCCAGATCTGGTGCTGGGCGTCCCAAGGGCACTAGCAATAGACTAACTGCAAAAGAGATTCTTGACACAGCCGAAAACATGCTGGGCAAACCCTTTGTGGTTAGTTTAATGGAAGGCTACATTGACAGCATCAATTCTGGGGACGCACGTAATCGTGTGACCTATGAAAAGATTATCCTAGATAAAACTGCTACAACTATTATTGAAGCAGAGATCAGTGATAGCACAGATGCCATCGCACAGAAACAAGCGGCTTTTGCTGAAGCACTTGCCAAATTGGTAGGAGTTGGTGGAGACACTAAATAACTTTATGACAGCAAAGAATAAAACTGGTTTGTATGCAAATATACATGCCAAACAAGACAGAATAGCCGCAGGCTCTGGAGAGCGTATGCGTAAGCCTGGAACCAAGGGAGCACCGACTGCCAAGGCTTTCAAAGAATCAGCCAAAACGGCTAAAAAAGGAAAAACAAAATGAAGCATAACAGCATGACACAAGGTGACATGAACCTAGATTTCAACGGCATGAAGGGTGATGGCGTTAATCGTGGTGCAAACAAATTCGCAGGTAATCAACATGGGGGTGTTCAAAACCCCAGTAAATTAATCACTGGTAAACGTGGTCCCACAGTGGGCAACAAGAGTGATGATGACAGCACATATCCAGATGCCGCAGTAGTTCCAAAACTACCAGCACAGGGTAGTGTTCGTGACAACATCAATCGTGGAGCACAAGTTCGTGAAAGTGGTGGCGGTCGTTTTGCTGGCACAAGAGCATGGGAACCAAGTGCTGGTCAAAACTACAAGGGCAACGCAGACAAGATCAATGTAGGTCGCGGTCCAACAAAAGGAAATCAACTATGAAAATGTCTAGTTCAAACCCACAAAGCAAGGCTATCAACCAAAAACGTGGACCCACAATGGGCAACCAAGATTTAGGTGACAAGCGTTCAACTTTTATGAAAGAAAAAGCCAGTAGCGGTAATGAGAAAAGTGCCTTGGCAGACATGGTTACTAACGCAGTAGCGGCTCGTGGAACAGGTATGAAACCATTCATTGATCCAACAGTAGAAGGCTTACATGCCAATACCAATGTTGGTCCAAAGAAAAACTCCACTGCTGATGGTGCTAAATTACCCAGTAAGTATAAATCACCTAAAAAGTGATGCTAAATAAACAGGAGGCACTAGCCTCCTGTATTGAATTGAAAATTTAAGGAAAAGATATGAGCAATACTCCAACACCTGTGGGCGATGCCCCAAATCCTTGGGAAGAAGCCAAGACAGCAGCCATAGAGCCTGCAAAAGAAACCAAAACAAAAAAGAACAAAGTTGATTGGGTCATAGGCGTACCTGAGACTAAACCTGCGTTACCCGCAAGTGACATGGCTGGTCAGTATGACTTGGAGGGTCTAATGACGGACTTTCCCACTGCCAAAGAACTCGAGAGATTTGTATTTGATGAAACGGGGATTGTCCTGAACCTAAAGGGCAGAGCCAATAAACTAAAGTATCAAACTGCCATGGACGCACTGAATGGTGTAGAAGTCAATCCCATGTTTATTGGTAATGAGAATCCCTACTTGGATAAAGTAGACATGGTTCCAGAAGAACCCATGCCACCTATTCCCCCACGTGATTCAGGTTTACCGCCTGAAAGTGAATTACAAAATTATTTCTTCAGTCCTTTTGTTCCGCATCCAGATCCAGAATTCAGAGCAGTTGGCAAGAAATGCCACTGCACATTCCGCAAGTATAACGATGGCACCATCAGTTATGAAATCAATGGACCATGGGAAAAGAAAGAATCTGGCACAAAGATTGACAAGTATGGTCGCACACGCCCAGAAATTATCAAATGGATTGGTGCCGCAACTGGTGAACAAATGGTTCAACGTGAAGATGGTACACTGACTCCAACAGGTCGCAGATTACGCACCATGATGCAGAGCATGAGAATCAATGCTGGCAATATTTGGGACACATTTGTTGACAGAGACTTTGGTCAATTCAACCAAGAAGCCATTGTTGATCCATGGGGCACGGATACCAGAGTATGAACACGCCAGTAAATCGCCAAGTGCGTGATGGACAAAAACATCAATTGGAACAGGATGCCATGGTTCGTGATACCTTGATAATGCAAAAAATCAATGGAGCACACAGAGAAGCATTTAAATTTAGGTTTCCTGGACAAATTGAACATTGTATGCGACTCACAGCAGAACGCCTACAGGCAATCCTGACACGCAAACCAACTGACCTCAGTGATCCAGACACATGGAATTGTAGTGCGGCTGAAATAGCACACATGAGTGAAGCCTTGTGGCACTTGAGTGTCATTAGCCAAATCTATCCAATGGAAGTGCCTGATGAACCTAACAAAGCATGACTCTGCCCTAGTTGACATTGAGGGCAAGTGGTATAAAGATCAATTGTTTATAACTTTGGTGCGAACTGATGAGGGCAAAGAAATAAGCCATTTTCATTTGGCACTGGATGATATTGACCTAGAACATTTTATATCTACCTTAATAGAATTCCAGAGGTAATATGATCGGCAACGATGTATTAATGAGCAGAGCATTACGCTGGGCAGTGGATGAGCATCACTTGCCCATGGATGCCTTAGCCAACCTAAATGGTGATGTAAAAACAAATCTCATGGACCTGAGTGTGAGTGTTGCTGAAGATATGCGACACAATCAACTCAAATACTTTAGACCATTTGAACATCAAAAGAGTTTCTTTAAAACAGGTGCTAGTGACCGCAGAGGAATACTTGCGGCAAACCGAGTGGGTAAAACAGTAAGCACTTGTTATGAAACAGCCTACCACCTGACAGGATTATATCCTGATTGGTGGGAAGGTTATAGATTTACAACACCCATCACTTGCATGGTTGCTGGTGAAGGTTGGTCGCAGGTTGCGTTGGTATTACAAAACGAATTGCTTGGAACACAGGATGTCAAAATTACAGAAAATCTTGGCACTGGTGCTATACCTCGTGACTGCATTGTGGTTGACACTATGCGTAATGATGGTGCTAACTGTATTGGTGTTGAAGTTAGGCATACTAGTGGTTCCAATAGCTATCTACTGTTTGCTAACTATACTCAAGAGGTAAGACAACTGCAAGGTTTTAAACTTAATTTGGCAGTTTTTGACGAGCAACCACCAGATGACTTCTTCAGTGAAATTGTCACACGTACTGCTACCACACAAGGTAAAGTCTTGTGCTCATTTACACCACTCAAGGGACTCAACGGATTAGTAAGCAAATTTTGGAACAAAGAAGAAGGATACGAATACATCAGAGTGTCGTGGGATGATGTTCCTGAATACAGCCCATGGGGAGAACCATTCCTACTCAAAGAAACACGCAGACAACTAGAACGTGACTACTTGCCACATGAACGTGAAGCACGTATTGCTGGCAGACCTGTCATGGGGAAAGGTGCTGTGTTTCAAATTGGTAACTGGCCCACATACAAAACAGGTGAGATTGATTTCTTGCGTATGCCCCGAATACAGCGAGTGATTGCTCTAGACTTGGGCTTGGTCAATGACAAAACTGTTATTAGCCTAATGTACTGGGAACCACATGAAAAAACTGCTTACTTACATAGACAAATTGTTGTGCAAGGCATTGAAGAAGCTGTGCCCACTCAGTATATCAATCACTTGCTTAGACCAGAAGTATTTGGCTGTCCTATAGTTTTACCTGCTGACGCAAGTACTGCTGGCAGATACACCATGAGTGCCAACAGTATACGTGAGTTATTTGAACAATACGAACTGAATGTGTATGAACGGGCTATTATGAACCCGCCTGATCCACAGGGTCGAGTAACCAATCACAAGAGTTATGGTATCAACCAAATGCGTCAAATGCTGGAAGTTGGTAGCCTGATGGTAAATGAAAACTGCACTCACTTTTTAAGTGAAGCACAAAACTACTTTGTGGATGAAAAGGGCAGATTCAGTGATCCAGATGATTGTATTGATAGTGCTCGTTATGCTGTCATGGCTTGCTTACAAGGCATTGCTGAACCATGGGATAATCGCACACCGCAACAACGCATGGCTGCTCAAAGAGATAGATATATAGTAAAGGATAATAGTAATAAACCTGCTTGGAAGAAGACCTTCTCAGCAGACTAGGGAATAGAAATGAAAATATTTGTAAGCATAGCAAGTTATAGAGATCCATTATTAGCAACCACAGTAAAAGAAGCATACGACAATGCACACTACAAAGATAGTTTGGTGTTTGGTATTGTTGACCAAAGTTATGGATTAGAAACTTTTGATCCCAACTTCTTTGCTTTTAAAAAGCAAATTAGATATGTGCGTATTGAGCCACACTTAGCACGTGGTGCGTGTTGGGCTAGGCACATGGTGCAAACCTTGTATGATTCGGAAGAATACTATTTCCAAATAGATAGTCATACCATCTTTGACAAAGATTGGGACAAGACGTTTATAGAACAACATCTACACCTACAACAGTATCATGCGTGGCCAATAATTAGTAGTTACCCGTATTCGTTTGAAATTATAGATAACGACTTGACTAATCTAAAAAAAGCAGATCGCGGTCTTGATTGCCAAGTTTTAGTTGTCCATACAGATCATACATTTAAAGACTCACAAAACCAACATGTCACTGCCAAAGGCACTTACCATAAAAAACGAGAGCCAGTTCATGCTAGTCTTGTTGCTGGTGGTTGTTTGTTTGGGCACGGACACCTAGTCGAGCGTGTGCCATATGATCCGCACTTGTATTTTAGTGGTGAAGAATGTAGTCTCGCACTACGACTTTGGACCACGGGATACAACTTGTTTCATATGCCAGATATGCCACTTTTCCATCAATACATAGGCAAGTATCGTAAAAAGCACTGGGCAGATAAAATAGTAGAGCAAGCAAGTTCTACCAAATGGCATGAGTTTAGCACTCAAAGCAAACAACGAGTAAACAAGGTTACAACAGGCAAGGATTTTGGCGTGTATGGAATAGGCAACAAAAGAACCCTACAACAATACGCAGACTTCAGTGGCATAGATTATGTGCGACAAGTTTACACAGAAAAAAACATCTCGGAATTAAATTACAAGGATCAGATATGAAATATACCAGAGGACCAGTTAGCACATCTGCTTCTACATCTGCCATGGCAGTTTGCATATCTGCGGAGTCAAGCATATCTTCAGAGTCTGCAAAACCAGCAATCATGCTTTCTACTTGTGCTCGACCTGCTGTGGCTTTTTCTTCACCCAAGTTCTGCGTAATTTCAGCAACGGCTCGTTCCATGTCAATGCTGACCTTGCGTTTGCTTTGACGCAAGGTCGTCAAACCACT